CTCAGAACGCGCTTGGGCCGGCCTTCATCGCTGCGCTCGAAGCCGAGGTGACGAACCCGCCGGGCCAGCTTCCGCCGATGGTGCCTAACCCTCCGCCAGATTCGCCGACGACTGTGCCGCTTCCGCTGCCGCCGTTGCCCCCACCCGGACCCGTGGTCACGCCACCGGGTCCGCTTCCACCCCCGGGCTTCTGAGAAGCCCATTTCCACGCTAGGAGTTCACATTCATGACTGCTTTCAAGGCACTGATCGTTCCCTTCCACGGCACGCCCGACAACGAGCTGCCCGATACCGGCGAGGGCGGCGAGATCGACAACACGCTGCCCGGTGGTCGTCCGGGTCATCCGTCGTTCGGCCCCATCGTGCCGCCGCATGGCCCGTGGCCGGGCTTCCCGGTGCGCCCGTGGGTGCCGTCGTTCCCGACGCCGCCGATCGTGATTCCGCCCGATCCCGAGATCGGCAACGACCTGCCTATCGTGCTGCCGCCCGGCAGTCCGGGCAACGCGCTGCCGGTCACGCCGGGTCGTCCGGCGAATCCGATCGTGCTGCCGCCGATGCCCGAGGGGCAGGCCGCGCTCGCGCTCGTGTGGCCGATCCAGACGGCTGAGCCGAAGGCGCCGCCCGAGGGCGTGCCCGCAGGCTCGCGCGCAGCGCTGATCTACTTCGGGCCCGGCACCGTGCCGATGATCGCGTGGATCGCGCCGGCTGCGACGCCGAAGTAGTAGCCGAAGACCCGCCACCGCAACTCTAGGAGATTGCCATGATCGACCAGCTCATCACCTTCCTTGTCGTCGTGCTCGTCGCCGGAGTGCTCTGGTGGGTCTTCACCAGTCTCGTGACGCTGCCGCCGCCCTTCAGCAAGGTTGCGTACGTGATCATCGTCCTGATCCTGCTGCTGATGTTCATCAGCATCTTCTTCGGTGGGTACCACCTGCCACTCATTCGGAGGTAGTCATGCCCGCGAAGTCAGCAAAGCAAGAGCGCTTCATGCAAGCGGTCGCGCACAACCCGAAGTTCGCAGCGGACGCGGGGGTGCCACAGAGCGTCGGCAAGGAGTTCACGAAGCCGCGCTTCGCCAAGGGCGGCAGCACGGCGTTCGTCGACAACGCGGTGGCCGCAGCGGTGGGCGACCAGCAGCCGGCCAGCACGCTGCCCAAGGACTCGCGGCCGGGCTCGCTGGCCAAGGAGGGCCTGACGCCTGCGGAGAAGGCGAAGCGCGCTGCGGGGCCACCGGAGGAGATGCTGAAGCGGCGCGCGGCTTCGGAGCCGACGTACGCCAAGGGCGGCTCCATCGACGGCTGTGCGCAGCGCGGCAAGACGCGGGGCAAGGTCGTCTAGCATCACGCTGCGCAACAAGCGCATAACACGGAGAACCCGATGATCTTCAATCTCACCGACCAACAGACCGACCAAATCCTGAACGCGCTCGCCACGCGTCCCTACATGGAGGTCGCGCCCATCATCCAAGAGCTGGTGCAGCAGGTGCAGGCGCAGAAGCAGCCGCAGGTCCCCGGCTTCGCGGCCGCGCTCAACGGCGCGGCCGAGGTGCAGCAACGCAGTCAGTAGGAGATCGATATGGCTCGCACGAGTTTCTCCGGTCCGGTCTACAGCGGCGGCAGGCCCGTCGTCACGCAAGACCAGACGACCGGGCAACTCGTCGGGCTGATCCCGATCGTTCCGGGGCTGGGTGTCGTCACGCAGGACCCGACGACGCACGCGCTGGTCGCGCCGTTCCCGATCGCCTTTCCGGTAAGCAAGCTCAGCATCGAGGGCGAGTTCCGCGACAACGCGATGCAGATCGGCGGGCCCACGGCCGACGTGCCACGTACCGTGCTCTACGGTCCCGGGGGCACCACGCTGACGGGCATCGCCAGCGTCGATGCTGGCGGCATCATCACGATCCTCAAGGATGCGGGGATCGTGGCCACGACGCGGCTGCGGGTGACGCGTGCAGGTGCAGCCGGCGTGTCCGTCCTCATCGTCTGGGGCGAGGTGTCGATCGACGGTGGCCTCAACTGGACGCAGCTCCCGAACGTGGGCAGCGTCAGCCTGACGACTGCCACGGACATTGGCTCGTTCTACGACGTGATCCCGGCCCGGGTGCTGACTGGCCAAAAGTACCGCATACGGTTCGCGAGGTCGAGCGGTGGCAACAACTCGGGTGATCTCGCGCCTCTGGTCCTGCCCGGGGGTCTTTCGTTCCTCGGCACGGTGCCGAGCGCGTACCTGTCGATCTACCGGTTCGAGTGATGCGTCATGCAGTACCCGCACCTCCTGCCGACGATCGTGGTGTCGCTTCTCACGAGCGTCATCGTGTTCATGGCCGGCTACGTCTATGAGGGGTACCGCGTGCGCGCTGTGGTGGCGGTCCAGTTGGAAGCATTGACGGCTAGGGTCACAGCGCTGGAGCAGCGCCTGCTCGATCTCGAACGCAAGAAGTAGGAGCCGGCATGCCGCTGAACGACGTAAAGCTCCGTGCCGGTATCGATCGCGAGAACACGCCCACGTCCGTCGAGGGAACGTGGGTCTACGCGGACAAGGTGCGCTTTCGTGGCGGCACGCCGGAGAAGATCGGCGGCTGGCAGGCAGACGCGCCGCTGGCGAATCCGGTCGGCGTGCCGCCGATCGAGGGCAGCTTCTGGGGCACGGCTCGCCATCTCTACAACTGGCTGACGCTGGCTCGCTACAACATGCTGGGCATCGGCACCAGCACCAAGTATTATGTCCAGAACGGCTTCGGCGGCACGCTCTATGACGTGACACCGATCACGTCCGCGACTGCGGCCGGCGGTGTCACGTTCGCCGCCACCAACGGCAGCACGGTGCTGACGGTGACGGATGCTGCGCACCCGGCAGTGCCCGGCGACTTCGTGATCTTCAGCGGTGCGGTGAGTCTCGGCGGCGTCATCACGGCGGCGATCCTCAACAAGGAGTACGTCGTCGCCACGGTCATCGGCGTCAACAGCTACACGGTGACGCTGCCGATCGCGGCCAACGCATCGGACACGGGCAACGGCGGCGGCGCTTCGATCGCGTCGTATGAGCTGCTCACGGGCCCCGTGTCCTTCATCGCTGGCGCGGGCTGGGGTGCCGGTGGCTGGGGCGGCGTCACGGGCTCGTCAACGACGGGCTGGGGCGCGATCGTGACCACAGGCGTAGCGGGCGGTCAGCAGCCGCGCCTGTGGTCGGCGTCGAACTTCGGCGAGCTGCTGATCGCCAACCCGCGTGGCAACGGGCTCTATCTCTGGACGCCGAACGCCAGCCCGTCCATCGTCGATCGCATGGTGCTGCTGACCGGTGGCGACACGCCGACCGTCTGCAACTACGTGCTCGTGTCCGACGCGTCGCGCTTCGTGCTCACCTTCGGTGTCAACGACTACGGCTCTGCTGTGCAGGACCCGATGCTGGTCCGCTGGTCCGATCAGGAGTCATACACCGTCTGGACGCCGGACGCGACGAATCAGGCCGGCAGCTATCGCCTGAGCCGGGGCTCGGTCATCTTCTCCGCGCTGCAGACGCGGCAGGAGGTGCTGGTGTGGACCGACGCCGCGCTCTACTCGATGCAGTACCAAGGCCCGCCGTTCGTGTGGAGCACGAACATCCTCGGCGACAAGATCACGATCATGGGTCCGAACGCGACGGTCGCGAACGACAACATCGCCTACTGGATGGGGACCGACAAGTTCTACATCTACAACGGCCGCATCGACACGCTGCCGTGCTCGGTGCTGCGCTTCGTCTTCAGCGACATCAACCTCAACCAGCGTTTCCTCGTGCATGCCGGGCACAACTCGGCGTTTCAGGAAGTGTGGTGGTACTACTGCTCGGCGAGCAGCGACGAGATCGACCGCTACGTCATCTACAACTACTTGGAGCAGACGTGGAGCGTCGGCGCGCTGTCGCGCACGGCATGGCTGGGCAACAACCTGCGCAACAGCCCGATCGCCACCAGCGACACCAACCTGCTCATGTACCACGAGATTGGCACGGACGACAACGGCGTGGCGCTCGCGTCCTATGTCGAGTCGGCACCGATGGACATCGACTCGGGCCAGCACTGGCAGTTCATCCGGCGCATGCAGCCGGACGTGTCGTTCACGGGCTCGATGTCCAACCAGCCGGCCGTTCTGCTGTCGCTCAAGGCGCGCGGTGCGCCGGGCGCGGCCTACGGCCCGCCGCAGACGAACGCGGCGACGAGCACGCAGGACTTCAGCGGTGGCCAGCGGCATCTGGTGGAGGAGTTCACGAACGAGATTTACCCGCGGCTTCGTGGCCAGCAGGTGCAGTTCAAGATCGAATCGGCTGGAGCTGGCGTGACGTGGCAGCTCGGCGTCATGCGGATCGACAACCGGCCGGATGGACGCAAGTGAGTTTCCTGACCGTCCCTGTCTCTCCGCGGCTACCTGACCCGGAAGAAGAACTCAGCCCGGCGCAGTGGCGCCAGTTGCTGCTGGTGCTGCGCCTTTACTTCACGCAGATGGATGCGGTCATGCGGGCGCTGCTCGGCCGCAACGGCTTTCAGTTTCTGGAGGCACCGGAGGCGTGCTACTACAACGATGCGAACCAGACGATTCTGGGTGGCACGCCGCTGCCTGTGCGGTTCCCGCTGTTCACGAACGAGCAGGGTTTCACGCAGCCGACCGTCTCGCAAATCTCGCCGGATGTCGCAGGCACGTACTACTTTCAGGCCACGCTCAACTATGCCAACCTCGGTGGCGCGGATCGGGCGGTGAGCGCATGGATCGCCAAGAACGGCGTGGACATCCCCACCACGTTGATCGAGATCACGATACCGAGCAACGACATTCAGACGATCTCGCTCAACTACATCCTCGACCTGCTGCCCACGGACCTGCTCACGATCTTCGCGTACTGCGCACTCGGGAACACCGAGCTTCACTCGCCGGGCGTGGCTGCGCCCGCACCGCGTGGCGCATCATGCCGCCTGAACATCTTCCTGATCTCGAACGACAGCACAGCCAGCATCACGCCGCCGGCCTTCCGCATGAAGAAGCGCGTGTTCGATCCGCCGCCCTAGGAGTCACCATGAGCCTTCAACAACTCGCACTGCAGCTCAAGGCCAAGGGTCGCGGGCCCGACACCGAACTCGTTCACATGACCAAGGGCGAGCTGGACGGCTTGCATGGGCTCGCGCGTGCGATGTACGGCAAGGACTTGCCGATCAATCCGCACACCGGCCTGCACGAAGCGGGCTGGCTCAAGAGCCTGCTGCCGACGATCGTCGGCGGTGCCGTCAGCTACTACACCGGCAGCACGGCGGCGGGCGCGGCTGCGGGCGCAGCGACGGGTGCGGCGACGAACAAGGACAACCGGCTGATGGGCGCCGTCACGGGCGGCATGGCGGGCTACGGTGGTGGCCAGCTCGGCTCGGCGCTCGCGGGTCAGGGCGGCATCAGCTCGCTCGCCGACGCGGAGGGCTGGCAGAAGCTGCTCGGCAACGCTGCCACGCCGGCCGGCAAGGACGCAGCGGGCAACCCCGTCGCAGCGCAGAAGGCCACCGGCCTCGGCGGCTGGGGCGGCGCGCTGCAAGCGGGCGGGCTGGGCATCGGCGTGCCGCTGTTGATGGGCTCGGACTCAGGCAGCAGCGCCAACAAGCCCACCACGTCCTCGATCATGAACGACCCGAATGCGCCGGCATCGTGGCGGCTGGTCCGGCACGATCTCGGCGGCGTCAAGCAGCCGGGGGCCAGCGAGTCGGCAGCGCGTCGGTGGTTCGACTACACGTACGAGCCGACAGGACAGGGCGCGACGCTGGGCATGGTGCCGCACGGTGCCGATGGTGGCGCGGTCAGCGACCTGCCCACGTCGCAGAAGGCGTACGACTACCTGCACAACCGCGGCAAGCTCGACCATCCGGGCGGTGGTGCAGGTATCGGCACGCCACCAGCCGCAGGTGGAGCACCGACCGACGACTCCGGTGGTGCGCCACCGCAGACCGTCAAGGAGAAGCCGCCGGTTGCCACGCCGCAGACCTTCGCGGTGGACCCGGCGATGGCGGCGAAGATCAAGGCAGATGGGCAGGCGGGTCGTTACTACGACGCCGACAAGCTGATCGCGGCGCTCTCGACAACGGCACCGGGCAAGGACGGACGCACGGTGCTCGGCGAGGATGCGTGGAAGTCGGCGCTCAAGCCGATCACCGGGCTCTCGATGCAGGCTGCACCGACGAAGTGGGATGCGCGTAGCGACATGCCCGGCGGTGGCGACATCCCGGCCGGCGAAGACCTCGGCTACTACAAGGACGCGTACGGGCAGAACTTCAAGCGCATCAAGGGTGACGAGGGCGACCCGAACATCTACCTGAAGTACAGCGATAACAATAACAAGGGCTTCCTGAACCCCACGGGCAGCAAGCACGACAAGGTGCAGCCGACCTACAGGCTCGATCCGAAGACCGGCGAGGCTGTGCCGGTCAACGCGAACACGAACTATCAGCCGGGCCAGTGGGTCGACTACGGTCGCGATCTTGCGAAGCTCGCAGCGGTGATGGGCACGGTTGGTGTGGCCGGCACCGCACTCGCGGCCGCTGGCGGTATCGAGGGATTGGCAGCAGGCATGGGTGCTGGTGCCGGTGCCGGCACAGGCGGCACGCTGGCCGAGGGGCTGGGCGCAGGCGTCGTTGCCGGCAGTCCTGCCGAAGCGGCTGCGCTCGAAGCGGGCATGACGGCTGGTGCGGGCGGCATGACGGGTGGCACGGCAGGTGGCCTCATGGGTAGTGTTGCCAGCGGCTACGAAGCAGCATCGCCCTACCTGAAGTACGCGCAGACCGGGCTCAGCGCGCTCAATGCGTTGAAGGGTCAGCCGAAGGGTGGTGCGCCTGCAGGCGACGCGGCGAACGACTACGTTCCGCCTTCTGATGCGACGGGTCCCTACGGTGGTCGCAACCTCTTCGCGCCACCGCCACCGAAGAAGGCCGAGGGCGGTGTCGTCGCGCTGCAGACCGGCGGCTTCGTCTTCCCCGCCGACGTGGTGGCGGCGGTCGGCGCCGGCAGCTCCAGCGCTGGACTGGAGACGCTTGCCAAGAAGTTCGGCGCGACACCGGTCAGCGGCACCGGCCACGGCCAGAGCGACGACGTGCAGGCAACGATCGACGGCACGCAGCCGGCGCGTGTGGCTCGCGACGAGGCAACACTCGACGCCGAGCAGGTGGCCGCGATCGGTGGCGGCGATCCGAAGAAGGGCGCCAAGAAGCTGTACGCCATGATGGATCGGATACGCAAGCAATCGATGGGGCACACGAACCAGATGCGTCCCGTCAAGATGAAGGAGCTGGCATGAACGGCATTCAGTCGCTGACGCGCAAGGCGCGCAAGCCCCGCGCTCCGAAGTACGCCGCTGGCGGCATCACGAAGCTGGTTCCGCGCTACGACGCTGGCGGCACGCCGGGCACGCAGTACGTCAGCAACATCCCTGCGTTCGCCGAGCAGCCGATGCGCGACCTCGTGCAGAGCACGGTCGACACGATCCAGCAGCCGACCACGCCCTACGCGGGCGATCGGGTCGCGACGTTCACGCCGCTGCAGGAGAAGGGGTTCGAGGGCGTCAACAACCTCGGGCCATCAGCGCAGTCGACGACTGCGGGGACGCTGGCCCAGACTGCAGGCGACAAGGCGCTGGCGACAACGTACGACCCGCACAGCTTCAACAACACGATCACGGGTCCGCAGCAGACCAGCACGCAGTCGTTCACGGGTGCCGGCACTGCCGACAAGTACATGAACCCGTACATGCAGAGCGTGGTCGACATCGGCAAGCGCGAAGCCACGCGCAACGACGACATCGCGCGCACGCAGCGCAACGCGGCCGCGGTCGGTGCCGGTGCGTTCGGCGGCAGTCGTCAGGCGATCGTCGAGGCGGAGGCGAACAAGAACCTGCAGCAGCATCTCGGCGACATCCAGCAGCAAGGCTCGGACGCCGCGTTCAAGGCAGCGCAGGCGCAGTTCAACGCCGAGCAGCAGGCCGGGCTGCAGTCGCAGATCGCGAACCAAGGCGCAGGGCTCACGTTCAACCAGCAAGACCTCGACCGCCAGAAGATGGAGGAGGCGTCGCGCCAGTTCGGTGCGAACCTCGGACTGCAGGGCACGCAGGCTGCAACGCAGGCCGCGAGCACGCTCGGCGGCATCGGCAGCGACATCTACGGCCAGAACCTGAAGACCACGGGCGCGCAGCTCGCGGCTGGCACTGCCGAGCAGGAGCAGGGCCAGAAGGTGCTCGACCAGCAGTACAAGGACTTCTTGGATCAACAGCAGGACCCGTACAAGAAGCTGAGCTTCCTCTCCGACATCCTGCACGGCACGCAGGGCTCGGTGAAGACCTCGTTCACCGAGGCGCCGGAGCCGTCGAACCTGCAGACGCTCACGGGCCTCGGCACGATCTTCGCTGGCCTCGGCAAGGCCAAGGGCGGCACGGTCAGGAAGAGCGCGATCGACCGTGGCCTCGCGCGCATCGCTCCCGACAGCGCGGGTGACTTCGCTGACGGCGGGATCATCGGCTTCGCGGAGGGCGGCAAGACCACCAAGGAAGACTTCATGCCCGAGGAGTGGAACGACGGCACGACGCCGGCCACCGCAACGGGCGGGCTCTACACCGGGACCAAGGGCTTCAATGCAGCACGACGTGCTGTGCAGAATGCACGCGACCTCGCGAAGCTCGCGGAATCCGCGGGGCATTACGGGACGGACTTCCAGTCAGCGTTCACGGCGACGAAGCCGCTCGGCACGGCTGCGCGTGTGATCGGCAAGGTGGCTGCACCTGTGACGGGTGCGCTGTCGCTCGCGGATACCTACCGCACGCCGACCGAGCAGTACGACAAGCGCTTCGGCCTCGAAGGGCGCGAGCCCGGCTTCTGGAGCGACACGGGCGTGCGCACGCTCGGTGCTGCATCCGATCTCGGCAACACGTTGACCGGTGGGCTCGCAGGCAAGTACCTGTTCCGCGACATGGAGAACGACAAGGCACCGCGCGCAGCAGCGCCGGCTCCGGCCACGAAGGACACCGCAATCGATACTGGCACCATCGATCCGTCCAAGTACTCGCTCGCCGGCAAGGGCGCTATGGGCGGGATCGGCGTGCCGCAGGTTCACGCACGGGCAGCGCCGACGCTCGACGAGATGCTGGCGGCGCAGAAGGCCGCTGGTGTCGATTACGAGGGGGAGCAGGCGCAGGGCGTCAAGTCGCGCGAGGACATCGCTGCCGCCGAGAAGGCCGATGCCGAAGCGGCTGCGCAGGAGACGAAGGACCGCATCGCCAAGGCGGGCGTGCTCGGTGCCGATCGCGAGAAGAAGCTCAACGAGCGGCTCGGCGAGTTCCCCGAGCGCCAGCGGCAGAACGAGAAGGACGCGTACATCAACGCCGGGCTCGCGATGCTCACGGCCCCTGCGGGCGGCGCTGGCTGGCGCCGTGCGATCGCTCCGATCGCTGCAGGAGCGGGCCTCGGCCTGAAGCAGTACCGTGCCGGAGAAGACGAGCTGCGCGCCCAGAAGGCCAAGCTCGACGACTCGATGGACACGCTGCTGGAAGCGCGGCGTCTGGAGGGCATCGCCAACGACAAGGAGATCGGTGCTGCGCAGCGCGCGGTGCGCACGGCCGAGATCACGGCCAAGAAGGACATGACCAACTACATGGGCAGCATGGGCATCGCGAAACTCCAGAACCGGAGCGAGCTGTTCAACAACTACGAGAAGATCAAGAGCGACGAGCGCGCACAGGGGCTGCATGCGGACATCGCGAACGCGACGAACGCGACGCATCTCGGGGCTGCGACCATCACGGCCAACGCGCGTATCGGTGCCGGCGGCTTCGCCGGCATGAAGCCCGCAGAGCTGGAGCGTGCGATCAACGGCTTGACCGACGACATCATGAAGGCGCCCGGCAACTTCGGCATGTCGATCGAACAGGCGCGTGCGGCCGCTCGCGCCTACGTGCAGCGCCAACTGCAGGGTCAGGATGTGCCGCCTTCGAGCACAGGCTGGGGATCGATGAAGATCGGCAACTAGGACACGCACATGCCTAGCTACAGCATCACGGCGCCGAACGGGCGCGTGTATCGGATGTCCGGCCCTCCGGGGTTGTCCGAAGACGACGTGATCGAGCACGTCATGAAGTTCGACCCCGAGGCAGGCAAGGCACCGCCCCCGCCGAAGGGCGGCTTCATGCCGGCGCTGCAGTCCGGGCTGGAGAACCTCTACACGTCAGGTCGTGCGGCGTTCAAGGGCGCGACGGGCGACACGGAGGCAGCGGCCGCGGAAGCTGCTGCCGCCGAGAAGGAGCAGGCGCAGAAGTACGACCCGCAGGTCGGGCTCGCGCGTGTCGGCGAGGCGTACGACAAGAGCGGGCTCATCGGCGCCGGCAAGGAAGTCATGGGGCAGGTGCCGCGCTTCATCGCGCAGTCGGCGCCGCAGATGGGCGCAACGATCGCGGGCGCCAAGCTGGGTGCGACGGTCGGTCGTGCGCTCGGTCCCCTTGGCGGTCTTATCGGCGGCGGGCTCGGCGGGCTGGCAGCGAACGTGCCCACGTTCATCGGCCAGAACCTCGCTGAGCAGAGCCGCGAGAACCCGCACGACATCAGCTACGGCAAGGCCGCAACGGCTGCGGTCGGCCAGTCCGCGCTCGAAGAGGTGACGCCTGCCCTCTTCTTGGGCTCGCGCGTGGCCTCCAAGATTTTCGGCGCTGACGTGGCCAAGCTCATGGCGCGGGTCGGCCCGGAAGCGGCCGAGGAAGTCGCCAAGCGCAGCCTGCTGTCGACGCTCGCTCGCGGCGGCGCGCATGCCGTGCTCGCCGAAGGCGGCACCGAGGTCGGGCAGGAAGTGCTGAGCCGGCTGCAGGCCGGCGAGCCGCTGCTCAACGACGACGCCCTCCGCAGCTACGCCGAGAACTTCTATGGCGGCGCGCTCGCGGGCGGTCCGCTCGGTGCGGCTGGCCACGTCTACGACCGCATGGGCGCCAAGCAGGAAGTCGCTGCGAAGGAAGCAGAGCAGGCTGCAGTGACCGACCGGGCGACGGCAGAGCAGGCTGCAGCGGCTGCGGCAGCGAAGGCCCAGCAGCGCACCGACCCGGCGTACGCGGCCAAGGTCGCAGCGGACTATGCGGAGTACGAGAAGACCAAGGCCGAGATGATCGCCCGGGGTGCGACGTACAAGGCCGAGGGGACCGACGCCGGTACCGCTGCCTACAAGGACATGAGGAAGCAGACGACTGACTTCATCATGGCGAACAAGGGGCTGATCGACGACTACAACGCCGTCGCCCGGCCCGTGATCGAGGCGGAGAAGGCACGGCAGGCAGCGGCCGCTGCGGCGGCTGCAGCGCAGCCCGGCGAGCCGCCATCGGGCCGGCCCGACTTCGCGCTCGGTGTGTCCACTCCCGATCCCCAGCAGCGGATCGCGGAGCTGCAGGCGCAGATCGCCGACCACGAGACGAGCCTCGACGAAGCGCGCAACCAGATGATGGATGTGATGCGCACCGGCAAGAGCAGCGCGATCGGACAGGCGCGCACGGAGCTGGGGCGTCGGGAGAAGCTGTACCACGACACCCGCGCCGAGCTGGAGCGGGTGGCGCCCGGCACGCAGGCCCGGCAGATCGCGGAGCAGGCAGCGGCCGAGGAGCGCGCCAACTTCGACCCGGAGAAGGCGCAGAAGCAGATCGACGCGCTGACCGCGAAGCTGGCCGGCGTCACCGACCCGGACGAAGCCAAGAAGGCCGAGGGCTGGGCCAAGCAGCGCGAGAAGCTGCAGGGGATGATCGACGAGCAGCGCAAGGCCCCGGCGGTCGAGCCGGCGCCGATCTACAACGAAGACCTGTTCGGGCTGGGCCAGCGGCTGCGGACCGAGGAGAAGCTCTCCGGCCAGCGCCAGCTCGGCCAAGAACGGGGCTTGCAGGCGCTCGGAGCCGGTGAGGCCACACAGGTATGGCCGAACCTCGATCCGCGCGCCCATGAGCCTCCGGGGACCGCCTACGGGGATACGCCGGAGGCACATGCCGCCGAGACGGACGCCGCGTTCAACCGGGCGTTCGCTTCCAAGACCCGCTCCGGCATGCTCGACGTGCTGGCCAAGAGCGGCGACGAGGATGCGCGCTTCGTGCAGGTCGCCATGTCGAGCCCGATCCGGGGCGCGGGCGGCGCTGTGGTCGAGCACCTCGCCAGCCTGCCGGCCAGCGACCGCAAGGAGGTCGCCCGGTCCCTGCAGGACTTCAGCAAGGGCGTGGTGGCCGACCTGTACGCCGGGCTGCAGGCCGCGCGCAAGGTCAACGACCGGGCCAAGACCGAGGACTTCATCGACGCGATCCGCTCGATCGCCGCCTCGCAGGAGGCGACGAAGGGCCGGGCGCACTACACCTCCGACTTCTACAACACGGCTGCTCGGTTGATCCCGGGCGTGATGCAGGGGGCGTACGAGGCGGCGGGGATGTCGGCGCCACAGGCCACCGCCGAGCAGCGGGGCCGCGCCGTCGCCGGCCAGCAGTTCCAAGTCCTGACCGACTTGGAGAAACGTCTTGCAGGGACTGCCGATCCCCGGATCACCCGGGCGATGGAGCAGGTCGCCGCGGAGGGGGAAGACACCGCCGAGCCCGTGACGCGCCCGCCCCGGGAGGACGTGACCGGGCAGGGCATGCTCTTCCAGCCGCAGGCGGGCCCGGAGGTGGCGCCCGTGGATGCGATGCGCCAGCGGATCGCCAGCGTGCTCGCGCGCCCCGGGCTGACCGGTCAGGCGCGGACGACGCTGAAGCACGCCGCGGACGCGCTCGACCGGCCGGATGTTCCACAACGCGTTCTGGAACACGTTGGAGCGACGGTTGCCGCTGCTGAGCGCGGCATCGGCGGCGGTGCGACGGTCGCGCAGGTGGCGGGCGAAGGCAAGGTGGCGGCGCACGAGCCGCCGACGAAGGTCGGCAGTCTCGCCGAGATCGGCAAGCTGACCGAGCCGGCCACCCGTGCCGGCGTCAAGGGCACGCTGCATGTCGTCGGAGCGAAGCCCGGCATGAAGACCCATGCCGCTGCCGTCGCCGGCCACCTCGTGCCGGAGACGCCGAAGATCAAGCCGCAGCGGCTGGAGATGGAGAAGATCGGCGAGGCGGGCCCCAACGCCGACGTGCAGCCGGACATGTTCGACCAGACGTACGTCGGGCGGCAGACGCCGGGCGGATTCCAGCGAGCACTCGACACGGGTGCGCTGCCGTCCAAGCGTGGCGCGGAAGCGGCCGCGCGTCCCGTCAAGGAGCTGCTCCGGGTCGGCAAGCTGCTGGCCCAGCGGGCGAAGTGGCTGCAGAGCCGGATCAACGACGCCGACGCGGCCAAGGCCCGCCTCGACGCGCTCGGGCCGCGCCTGAAGGAAGGCACCCCCAACCAGAAGCAGATGGCCTCGGTCCTGCAGCGCAACATGATGCAGGCGACGCTGGCGGCGGAGGATGCCTCGGCGGCTGCGCGCACGCTCACCAAGCAGGCGAACGAAGCGGAAGCGGCCAACGAAGGTGCAGGTGCCGATCTGCGCGATCGCGCCCAGCAGGCGGGCCGCACGGCGCGGCGCCACTCCGATCGGGTCGACGCGTTCAAGCGCGAGATCAAGACGCTGACCGAGCTGGACGCGGCACCCGCGCTGGCGGAGACAGCCAAGCATCGCGACGCGCTCGCCAAGGAGCTGGCCGGGATCGAGAAGGAGCAGACGGCGAACGCCGCCGATCTGAAGAAGGCCCAAGGCAGCGTGCAGGCCAAGCAGCGCAAGGCCGCGAAGGCGGCGCCCGTGGAAGCGCTGCCGACCGAGGCACCCGAGAAGCGTCTCCTGCAGCGCCAGCCGGCGCCGATCCGGGCCCGTGTGCCGACTGAGGCGGAGAAGATCGCCACGGTGCGAGGCGCCAGCGCGGCCGACTACGCAGCACGTACCGGTGAGCGGGTCCTGCAGGTGCAGGCCAAGATGACCGAGGCGGGCATCGAGGCGAATGCCGATGCGGTGACGGAGGCGATCGAGACGGCGCTCGCGGTGCCGGGCGTCACGGGCGCGGACCTGAAGACGGCGATCTCGCAGGTGCAGAACTACCGCACCGAGCGCGCGTTCATCTCCGAGGGCAACAAGATCAGGAAGCGGCTCGGCGCGGTGCAGACCGAGATGAACCAGCTCCGCAAGGACAACCGCGGCGGCGTGCTGACCCCGGCGCTGGAAGCGCGGCGTGCGGCCGCGCTCGATGCCGTGGCGAAGCTGGAGCCGCAGATCAAGGCCACGAAGAGCGCCGACGAGCGAGCCAAGCTGATGGACCGGCTGGACAACGCCGAGTCACGCCTCAAGGAGTTCGACACCAAGCGCACGCCGCTGGAGAACGACCCGCACTACAAGGAGCTGGCCGCACGCGCCGCGGTCCTCTCCTTCAAGAGCGACGTGATCGACATGCAGCAGCAGGCGCGGGCGTACGAGGAGGCGCAGGTCCACAAGACGGCATCGGCGGAAGCGAAGACTGCGCGTGCAGCTCGCCGGCAGAAGGGCGTGTCGCGCGGTGTCGTCGAGCCGGCCGTGAAGCTGAGCGGCGACGTGATGACGAAGACGCAAGCCGCGCAGGCGCGCAAGCCGCAGGGGACACTCTACAGCAGCAAGAACGCCGGGCCGACGCCGACGATGGTGGAGGCGCAGAGGGAGCACCGGGCCAAGGCTGCGGGCGAGGATGCGGCGATCGCTGCGCGCCATGCTGTGGACTTGGCGCGTTCGCAGCGTGGCGCCGACGCCGCCACGAACGAAGAGGTGGCGGGCTGGGAAGGCGAGGGCGGTCGCGTGAACAAGCTCGTCGCCGAGATGTTCGACCCGAATACCAACACGCCGCTGTCCGACCAGAACATGGTCCACCTCTACGACGGCCAGCTCGACAAGGTGCTCGACTCGCTGGCCAAGACGGGCTCGACGCCGTTCGTGCGCGAGCTTGCGGCCAAGCTGCAGGTGCTGGCCAAGGACACCAAGGTGATGCTCGGCGAGCCTCACGACAAGGAGGCAGTCGCCGACTACGACTCGAAGACGAACACCATCACGATTCATCCGCTCGGACTCACCGAGGAGAACCTGCTGCACGAAGTCGGCCACGCGGCGACGCTGCGCACGATGATCATGCCGGCGTCGCAACTGACGCAATCGCAGATCAACGCACGCGCCGGCCTGCAGAGCTTGCTCACGCAAATTCAGAAGGACCCGGCGTTCAACCGCGAGTACGGCCGGACCAATCTCGCCGAGCTGGCCTCGGAGGTGCTGTCGAACAAGAACCTGCGCGACAAGATCGACGCGCAGAAGCCCGGGTTCATCCGCCGCTTCATCAACGCAGTGCTGCAGATGCTCGGCGTGCGGGTGCAGACCGGCAGCGAGAAAGCGATGGCACAGGTCGAGCGCCTGTTCCAGCCGGCGCGCGAGTTCACGAAAGACGAGATCACGGTGCTGCACGACATGCTCGGCGCCACGCGTGCGCCGAGCGTCGCACGCGCCGCAGCGAATCCGCTGGAGGCGTTCGCGTCGATGGTCGGCCACACGCCGACAAAGCAGGGCGTGATGTCCACGATCAAGGACGCCAACGCCGGCCTCGCCGCCGAGATGGCGCTGGTCGACCAGCGGGCGCCGATCCTCAAGGCGCTGTCGAAGGGTGCGCAGCAAGGGTACATGCAAGCCATGTACTACATCCGCAAGGCCGACGCGCGCATGTCGCAGGTCTATGGCGTGCTGCAGCGCGGGCCGCTGGGGCTGAAGAAGGACGCCAAGGGCAACCACATCATCGAGGCTGGCAACGGCCCGGGAGCCAAGGCGATCTTCGAGGCGATCGGCAAGCTGCCCGGCAAGGACACGACGCAGCAGTTCGCGCTGGCGCAGGCGTACATGGTCGCGCAGCGGGCGCAGAACAAGGGCTGGCACACGCTCGGCTGGCCGACCACCGACCAGCAGCGCGCGGCCGGCGAGGCGGCGCTGGCCTACGCGAACGCGAACCCGGCGCTCAAGGCCAAGCTCGACACCGTGCGCACGATGTACAACGACTACAACAAGGGCATGGTGCAGTTCCTCGGCGACACGGGCGCGATCCCGAAGGCGCTCGCTGCCAAGCTGCTCAAGGACGGCGACTACGTGCCGTTCTATCGCGTCGGCGGCGAAGGCGTGGCCGAGCTGGTGATGGGCGAGAACACGCACATCCGCATCGGCGACATCAGGAAGCAGAAGTACCTGCAGGAACTCAAGAGCGACACCGGCAAGCTGCTGCCGCTCAACGAGGCGATCATCCGCAACACCATGCTCCTGACGACCAAGGGGCTGGAGAACCTCGCGACGAAGGAGATCGCCTACGGTCTGCAGGGCATGAGCCCGGACGTGAACCAGATTCGCTCGGGCCGCGCGCCGTCAGGCCCGGACGTGATCAAGTTCAACCAAGAGCCCGCGCCCGGCGACAGCAGCGACACGGGCGAGCGCTGGATGCGCGTCACCTCCGAGGGCACGCCGTTCGCAGGCATACCGGCAGAGATGCTGGTGCAGTCGCTGGAGGGCGTGCACACGGTGGTGACGGGCGTGGGCAAGCTCGCTGCCAGCTTCGGCCACACGCTGCGCAAGGGCGTCACGCTCACGCCGATGTACGTGATCCGCCAGCTCATCCGCGATCCGATGTCGGCGTCGTTCACGGCAGGCGCCTCGCGCGGCCCGGTGCGCGCCATGTTCAAGTCGATGAAGGAGTTCGTCGACCAGTCGCGCGGCTCGACCGCCACGGGCGAGGCGCTGCTGCGCAAGGGCGTGACGCAGAGCGGACTCTTCAGCGACGCCGGCAACGCGTCCGACCTCGCCACGTTCGCGCACCAGCTCGCGAGCGGCAACCAGAGCGCGCTCACGAAACTCGTCGCGGTGGCCGAGCGCGCAGCGATGCGTGCCGATGCAGTGACGCGTGCGCAGGTCTATGAAGACGCGATGAAGAAGACCGGCTCCGAGATGCACGCCGAGCTGATGGCGATGGAGATGATGAACTTCACCAAGCGCGGCAGCAGCCCCACGGTGCAGCACGCGGCACGGATGATCCCGTTCCTCAACGCGCAGATGCAGTCGCTCAACGTGCTGGCCAAGGCGTTCCGCGGCAACATGCCGCTCAACGAGCAGATGGAGATTCGGTCGAAGTTCATCAAGAACGCGATCGGCCTGACGCTCTTCTCGATGGCCTACGCGATCGGCATGGAGGACAACGAGGAGTACAAGAACGCGACGGCGCAGGACCGGCTCAGCAACTTCTTCGTGCCGACCCCGTGGGGCACGTTCAAGGTGCCGATCCCCTATGAGATCGGCTTGCTGTTCAAGGCGCTGCCCGAGGTGCTGATGCACGGGATGGATGCGTCGGAGGTGAAGGCGCTCGGCGGCATGGCGCTCAACTCGATCCCCGGCGCCAGCAACTACGGCATCCCGCAGATGGGCAAGCCACTGCTGGAGCACATGCTGAACAAGGACATCTACACCGGCCGCGACATCGAGAACGCGGAGCAGTTGAAGCTCGACCCGGCGATGCGCTACGGGCCGAACACCACCGAGCTGGCCAAGGTGCTCTCCAGCATGCTGCCGAGCGAGCTGGGCTTGAGCCCGCTGAAGATCGAGCACCTCGTGCGCGGCTACCTCGGCGGGTTGCCGATCGCCGCCGCGTCGCTGGCCAACGAAGTGCTCTCGGACACGCCGCAGCCCGAGCGCCACGCTGCACAGACGCCGCTGCTGGGTGGGCTCATCGCCGACCCGCTGGCTGCTGGCGCGGTCGAGCGCGCCTACGCCAAGGCGAACGCGATCGCCGAGGCTGGCGCCACGTACGACAAGCTGGTCAAGGAGGGCCGCGTCAAGGATGCGAAGGACTACATGCAGGACAACCTGAACGTCCTGCAGGCCGACGTGCTGAACAAGCGCTTCCGCGAAGCGATGGCGCGGGCCAAGCGCGAGCGCGAGGGCACGCTGAGCATGAACCTGTCGCCGGATCAGAAGCGCGAGCGGCTCGACGCGATCCTGCGGTGGCGCAACGAGCAGGCCGCGCTGTTCACGAAGGCGGCAGAGTCGATCGTGGCCGCACGGTGAACACGACGCCGAGAAAGCCCTTGTAGATGCAGACGCGTCCGCTGGCCGGGACGCGTGCCTGCTTGGCCGCGTAGAGGCCCTGCGCCACCAGCGTGTGCGGATCGAGGCTCGGAACGAAAAACGCGCCCGGCCGGCGCGTCTCCCAGTGCCACTCGAACGTGTCAGGTCTTGGGACGGGGGGTGGCGGTACTCGCATAGGAGATGTGCAGGCAGCGCGTCGGGCTGCGAGGGCCGGACGTGTCCTTGAACAAGTCCATCGTCACCTCCTTCACCGTCGCGTTCTGGGCCAGTTCTTTCTTCAGCGTCCGGTAGCTCTTGGTGCGCTCGCTGCAGAACTTGTTCAACGCCTCTACCGTGATGTACTGGTCGATGCGGCCCGGAGTCGTCTCGACCTCGATGCGGCCGAACACAGCGCCCTTGGCCGTGGTGGGCAGGGGCATGATCAAGTTGCTGTTGCTGCCGAGCTGGGCAGCAACCTTGCTGACCGGACCCACCATGACGAACCGGCCGTTGTTCTCGTTCACGAAGCTGACGATCAGGTCGCGTGCGCTGCGCTGGGTGTCCTTGATCATTCCGCGCGATTCATTGACCAGTGCCTTCAGGAACTCCATCACATGCCGGACGTTGATCGTGCAGATGTCGGCGTACTTCGGTCCGATCAGGATTGCTGCGGTGATGAGCGCCGTGCCGGAGGCTACCCAGAACCGCGCGTCGGTATCGGCGTCGATCTCCGCGTACCAGTCCTTCAACACCCGGTCGAAGACCTTCCTCGCGGTGTCGCGATTCTTCACGAGCCACTCGGCAAAGAGCGGCCCCGCGTGTCCGTAGTTCATGTTGATGAGCGTCAGGACGGCCCGTTCGTCAGCGGTGAAGTTGAGCTTCGTCTCGCTACGCCATTCGAGGAAGCGCGCCGCCTCGCCGAAGGTGCTGACCTTGCGGTTGGTAAGCATGTCTTCCAGCACGGGGCTGTTGCTGGTGAGGTAGGCCAGCCCACGCCATCCGCGGTCGTTGGCTTGCTCGCGATGGCCGCTGGCGAAGCCCTTCACCTTGTGCTTGCCCTCCGCGAAGTCGAAGCAGAAGTTCGGCGTCCACGTCCCGCCGGACTCGCGGTTCTTCGTCGTCACCTCATCGATGAGGGTCGGCAAGCCGCCGAGGAAACTCGCCCGCTGCAGGATCGTGGTGTCGGATGTCTTCGGTGACGTTGCCATCCGCTCACCGCCCCACACGCTGCGCGCCAACAGCAGCGCCAGCGATTTGCCCGTACCCGATACCGACGAGGTGGCGTGGAAGACCATCGCGCTGGGGCCGGTGTCAGCGGCCCACCACATGAGCGGCGAGGCGAAGCCGATCAGTCCGAGCGTCACCACCTCGTAGCAGCCCTTGTTGCACAGCATGTGCATCACACGCTGCCAGTTGTCGAAGGTGCCCGCGGGCTCCATGCCTTCGATCATGTTGTTCAGCTTCTCGGATGCGAACACGTAGTTGTTCTTCGGGTCCGCATACACGACGCGATCACCGAATGCGAAGCCGGCGTCTTCCTGCCAGCCGTACCGCTCGGGAACCAGCAGCACCGTGCCGTCGTTCTCCACCTGCTTCACCGCAGCACACACGTAGTTGTAGAGGTGCTGGCCAGCGCCTGCTTCCGGTGTAACGAGAAACTCTGCAAGTATCGGAAGCAGCTTCTCGCGTGATGCCGTTGCTGCTGTCGGCACCTTGATCCTGCTAGTCTCGATGACGCCTTTTTTATTCGTGATCTTGCAGAAGCGAGCGTAGTGGCTCTTCTCCTCGTGCATGATGCCTTCGAGGAAGAACTGGTACTTCAGGATCGGCATGGGCTGCGAGGTCGGATCGTTGCGGTCAGCGAGGCGCCGCACCCAACCGTCATCGAACGAGAAACCCTTGGGCGGCATGCGTGCCGGTGTGGTGGCGGTAGCCGGTAGCGGCACGGACACGTTGGCCCAGCCGAGCTGCACCGGGTTCGTGATCCGGCCCTTGTGCGGACAGCCGTCGCAGCCACCCGGGTTCAACTGCTCGATCGCGCTGCACGAGTACGGCCCGCCGAGCGCGGCCCACTTCGCCTGCAGCCGCTCCTCGGGGTAGGGATGCAGGGCGCTCAGCTCGCGGCCTGCCTCGATGCCCTCGTCGGTGCACTTCGCGATCGACAGCATCGCGCGCCACATCGGTTCCACGCCATCCTCGTGGCCGTGGTCGTAGAACCACTTCACCT